CTTCAATGTATAATCCTGTGTTGGTCTCCATTGTGAAAGCACCTGTTTTATCCCAAGCAACAACTGTTGGGTCAATTTTAGAAAATAATCCATATGCTATACTTCCAGAAGAAGCATCACCCCAAGATATATCAGTTCCATCTGATGTTAATACTTGATCTGCCGTACCTTTAGTTAAAATTGCTGTAGCAGCACTAGCATTACCATAAATAATACTTCCTCTGCTTAATCCATCTAATGTATTTAATTCTGCAGCAGTAGAATCTACAGCAGCAAGTTTAGTAAAGTCAGCTTGAACTAATCCACTAACACCATCTAATAAATTTAGTTCTGTTGCAGTAGAAGTTACAGCTACATCTTCATTTATTTTAGGTGAAGTTAAAGTTTTGTTTGTAAGAGTTTCTACTCCAGCTAAAGTTGCAAAACCACTTGTACTTACAGCTACGTTTTCCCATGCACTACCACTATAAATACGCATAATATTTGAAGTAGTATTATAATAAAGCATACCAGCAGCTAAAGCATCACCATCATTATCTGTAGTTGGATCAGAAGATTTAGAACCTAAATAAACATCATCAAAAGCATCAGCAGATGCTGCGGCTTCATTTGCAGAAGTAGCTGCGTTAGTTTCAGATGTACTAGCATTGGAAGCAGAAGTAGAGGCATTAGAAGCAGAAGTTCCAGCATTAGTTTCAGAAGTTCCAGCATTTGTTTCACTTGTACTTGCGTTACTTGCTGATGTACTTGCATTTGATGCTTGAGTAGTAGCTGTACTTGCAGATGTTGAAGCATTACTTGCTGATGTAGCAGCATTTGTTTCTGATGTAGCTGCGTTAGTTTCTGATGTTGCAGCATTTGTTTCGGATGTACCAGCATTTGTTTCAGAAGTTGCTGCATTAGTTTCTGATGTTGCAGCATTAGTCTCTGCTGTCTCTGCATTAGTCTCTGCTGTTTCAGCATTTGTTTCAGCTAGTTCGGCAGCTGTTTGTGCGGTTTCTGCAGCAGTTTGTGCAGTTTCTGCATCAGTTGCTGATGCTGCGGCAGCTGTAGCAGACGTTGCAGCACTATAAGCATCTACTAATAATGCAAAATGATCTGTGTCTGTTAAAGTATCTCCAATAACACTATTTGCTATACAAATATAAACATTATTTAATTGACCAGCAGTTGTAGATTTAATTATATCTCTCACAACATAAGCTGCTGTGGTTGTTGTTGCGTCTGTACCTTGATATGTTCCAAGTTCTTGTGTAACTGAAAGTTCTCCATCTGCATCAAAAGCTAAAACTTTACTTGCTCTATCAGTTGCCGAATTTGTAAACTCGGTACTTGTCATAGTGTTAGTTCTTGAAATTTTTAATGATCTATTTGCTTGTTCTTGCAATTCTTGTAGTATAGCTAAATTTTTATCAAATGCATTTTCAACACTATCAGCAGTAAATGGATCATTTTCTACTAAATCTAATGCTTGTGTTTGTGTAGTTGATCTTCTTAAAATAACTGTTTCAGTTGCAGCTGGTATATGACCAGCTTCAAATACTACATTACCACCACTTGATTCTCCAGCACCTGTTACTGTATAATGAGTTGTTAAAGTTTTAACAGTTTCAGCACCTGCCGCAGAACGTATAATAACCTGCATATCAGCAATAGTAGATATCTTAAATTGATACGCAAATGTATCATTACTGGCATCACCAGAATAACTGTTTTTAATTATTGTTGTAGAAATAGTCATTACTTTTTATATATCATTGTTTTTTCATGAAGGGAACATTATAATCTAATTCTTTCTCAATGTCAGCCATTTTCCTTAAAGCCCTTGTTAAATCATCACCTTCTAAAGTTAATAAATACTGCATAAATTTTGTACCATATGTATAGTTTAAAGCTGTAGTATATCTTTTCATCCAACCTTTATCTTTAGATAATGCTTCTTCTTGTGATTTAGATAACTTTTTATTAGATAATAAATTTTGAACAGCTAAATCAGCAACAGCAGAATAATGATTATCCTGTTGTTTTCCTTCTGAAAGTTCTTTCCATACTTGTTCTGTAATACCTTGATTAGATACTTTTAAAAACCTTGCTACTGTTTTACCAAATATAGGAACACCTAATGTATCTTCAATTTCTGTAACTATACTATCTAGATTATAAGGATCATAATAACTATCAAATTTATAGAACATCATACCACCACTATTATTCCAGAACCATTTACCAAATGCTTTTGATCTTTCCCATTGACCAGCTACACCTGTCATATCTTGTAGTTTTTCTGGATATACATTTAACCCTGTAAACGGGTCTTTTGGTGCATCACCAAAACCAAATTGAGCCACAGCATTTTTAGCTGCTGCAAAAAAAGGAGAAAAACTTGGTGTTGATTCATCTAACGCAGGCATAACACCACTCATTAATTCTTGAAAATTATTTTTTAAAGGGTTATCTTCTATTTCTCCATACAATGAATTGTACCCATGATATGCAGCTGATCCAAACATTTTTACCATTTCATCTTTAGGAAATTGTAAATATACTACTTTATATAAACTACCATTTGTTGATTTCATTCCAAATTGAAATTCACCTTGGTCATCTATTACTCCTAAAGGTACTACATAATTACTAGCTAATACATCATTGCCAATTAAATTAAAATACAAATGAGCTGCATGACCCATAAATCCATATTTAGCAGCTCTATAAATTACTTGTGGTGCTACACCATATGTTAAAAATTTAGCCCACCATGCACCTTGGCCTTGATATCTTTTTGCTTCTGTTACACTTCTCCATTCTTCTTTAGCTGCATTACCAAATAAAAATATGTTATTATATAAAGTAGCAGCATTACCTTTTCTTAAAAAATTAGGAGAACCTGCCCAGTTTCTTATTGCATAATTTATTTGTGAATCTGTCCAATCAATTAAACCTTCATCTCTTAATTTGTTTAAATGTTTAAATGCAGCAATTTTTGTTGTTCTTTCAAAAACTCTAGATATTCTTTCAGCACTTGTTACTAATTTATAATAAGGGGGTATAACACTTTCATTGCTTAACCATCTATCTGATTGCATATCATTTTCAAATTTAGTTATAATAGTATCTCTTAAATGTGGTGCTAATTCTCTTTCAGCTTTAGTTAAATCTTTAATTGATTTTTCTTTATGTGCAAAACTAATAACTTTATCTAATGCTGCTTTACTTAATTCTTTCCATTTAGGTATTCTTTTTAATAATATAATACTTCTTAATACTCCATCACCACTCATCCATGATGGCATCCCTTCTGTAATACCACCTGCTCTTGATCTATATTTTTCTGTTAATGATATAACTAATCGGTTATTTAACATTTCAACAGCATCTTTATCTTGTCTTAATTCATCTCGTTTCATTACTTGTCTAAAAGCTGGTGTCCAAGATTTTGCCATTTGTACAACAAAGCTATTTTTTCCACCATGTAATAAATCAAATGCCGTAGTTTTAGGTAAATTAATAATAGTTCTCATTGTATCTCTAAAAATATTATAAGACCAAAATGTAGGATTTATTTCAGTAAACATTTTACGATATGGTGCATTTAAACCATACACAAAATTAGTAGCAGCCATGTTATCATATGCATGACTTATCTTATCAAAACCATGTGCTACTTCTTTACCCATATAAGCAGCTCTTGGTTTACTATTTTCTGTCCATTGAATTAAACTAAACTTACTAATGTCCATTTCTTTATTTGCAGGAATCCATTTTTTATTCATGAAATCCCATTTAGCTAATTCTACTGTTCTTTCAGTAATAGGTTTGGCTTTTATAAAAGGAAATTTAGCAGTTACTCTTAATTGTTTTCTTTCAAAATTTTCTATATCATTTTTATGTTTAATTAAAAATCTATTAATTGTACCTACAACAGAATTTCTTTCTGCTATTTGTAGTAATTGCCAATCTTTAAGTATAGTAGCTTCAAATACATTAGCTTCTTCTTTAGCTGTGCCATATTTTGTTTTAATAATAAAACCTTGTACCCATGAATCATTTTTCCAACTAGCATATTCTTCAATACGGAATGTTACAAATTCTCTATTATTTTTAATAATCTCTAAAGTAGCTGCATCAAATACACCAGACTTTTCTAATTCCTTTATAACATATTTACTTCTGTAATTATAAAATGCTTCTGCAAGTTGTTTAATTTCTGGTGTCATTTTTTCTTGTAATGCTACCATCTCACCTGCTTTTATAACTTCTATACCTTTAGGATTTAATACATTTGCTCTTGGCCCATCTGGTTTAGCTATCCATTTATATTTTAAATATGCTGCAAAAATATCTCTATTAATTCCAGAATCTTGCATAGGTTTAAATACTTCTGTCCATAAAGCATTTTGTACTCTTTCTATATAAGTATCTTGATATAACAATTTTTCTATTGCTAGTTCTACATTTTCTCTATCTTCTACTTTAAATCTTTTTGAACCTTTTTCTTGTGAAATTAATTTAGCAGCTGTTTTACCTAATAAATCACTACCAAATAATTTACCTTCATGTACTTTTTTATAATAATTAAGAATAGTAAAAAATACACTATCTACATTTCTTCTTATAAAATCATAAGTATCAGAAACTTCTAATTCTTTTTCTGCTTTATTAAATATTTTCATTCTTGTTTCTCTATATGATTTTACTTGGTCTTTTAAAATATTTGCATTTTTTTGATCTTTAGGTAGATTTAATTCTGTTTGAGTTTCTTCCCATACCTTTAACACCTCTGGTTTTCTATGCATATAATTCATCCAAGTTCTAAAAGCTATAGGTGCAATTACTTGTGTTTCTTTAGGTCTTAATAAGAATGACATCATAAAATCTGCCATTAATTCTGGTGATGAATATCTATAATCTGTAAATTTTTGATCATTTTTTTCATTAAAAGGTTTCCATTTTTGAGTAATTGCTTTTAACTCTACCATTACTTCTGCTCTACCTACTAAACCTCTTTTAATAACTTCTTTTTGAATAGTTGCTTTTAATATTTCATCTAATTTTTTCTTTTGTGCTGCTGATATGTTTTTACCATCTAGCTTTCCAGAACCTAATGCTTTTAATATTTCTGGGTGTAACTTGTCTTTCATAGCATCTTTTACAATAGCTTTTTTTAACTCTGAACTTGCTCTGGCATAAGCCTCATATACAGCAGGATCAAGAAGTTCTCTTGCTTTAGCATCTGAAAAGATTTTTAATATATCTTTAGGCTCAAAACCTAAACTTTTAATTTCTTTGTCTGTTCTTTTAAATAATGCTTTAGCTGTTTTTTCTGCTTCATATCTTAATTTAGCCATTTCAGCAGTTGTAAATGGGCCTTCTCCACCTTCTTTACCAGCCATCCATTCATTCATATATTTTTTTAATGAAGCTAAACGACCTAATACATTACCTCTAGACAAAGTAGCATCTGGAATAAAATCTATATAATGGCCTAATTCATGGCTCATTGTCATTAAAATAGATTCTAAATTCTTTTTGTAATCTTTGTCTGTAGCATCTATTAAATCTTTGTTTATTTCTATTTTACCTTTTCCGCCTTCGGAATATTTCATCTTACCTAAAGTTATTCCGCCTCTTATTTGTCTAAATTTTTGAGCAGTAGGAGTATCTCCTTGGGATAATTCAGTAAACATTTTAATAAGATCATATAATTCTAATCCCTTAAATACATTAGTATCTTTGTTTAACTTTATATCTTCCCATGATGGTGCTTCTCTACTAGTTCCTTTACTAGCATATGTTGCATCTGCAAATTCTTTTTCTCCTAAATCAAATTCTTGTTTAAATTTATTAGCTTCGTTATTAACTTTTTGATTAGGTTTATTAGACATTAACAAACCTGTCATTTCACCTTTAGAATTTCTAAAAATTAAAACACCAGAATTAGAATATTTTTCACCTGATAAATTATACTTACTATTTACAGTATCGTAATGCCCTGTTACTACAGCATCTTTATTATCATTTAATTTTTTTAATGACATATATGCGTGTAAATCAAATGTAAATGGTTTATTATTAATATCAACTACTAGACTTTCAGATTCAACACCTAGTTTATTATCTCTGTCTATTTTAAATAATAATTTAACTTTATGTTCATTTGTTTGTTTAGGTATAAAATCTTTAATTAAATCAGTTATATTTTTATCTTGTAATCTAGCAACTGTTTTTTGTATTTTATTTAACTCTGTACCTAAATTTTTATAATGAGTACCTATAAACATCATAATACTATTAGATGATACCATCCCACTTTTATCTGAAACAAATTTTTTATTACTTATATTTTCAAATGCTTGAACATCTTTATGATATGTTGTTTCAAATATTTTAGCATCTTCTTTTATTAATTCTATTTTTTGTTCATATTCACCTTTAGTTTGTTTTGATTCAAATTCTGTACTGTCTTTAAATATTTCAACTTTTTTACTTGGTTTCCATTTTTCTACCAAACTTTCAGCTAGTTTAAATTTTTCACCATTTTCTTTTTCTATTAAATAAATATGTTCTTTACCTTCAAAACCAACTTCTAAAACTCTACCTTTTTCTTTTCCTATAGCATCTATTTTAACTTCCATACCTGTATAAAATAATGGTTTAGGTATATGGTCAATTCTATTTTCATTATTTTTTCCAACAGCTTCATTCATTTTTTTAATAATAGCTAATTGCTGTTCTCTATATTCAAATGGCATATCTTTACTTGTATCTAATATGTCTGTTAATACTGTTGAATCTTTTTCTATATCTTTTAAAATTTCTTTAGGTGATTTTCCTGTTTGATAATAAAGTTTATATAATTTATTAACTCCATCTTTCATGTATTTAGATGATGTAGATATTGCAGTTTTTGAACCACTCATACCAGCTTTTAATCCAAATATAACTACTGCTGCATCTATAAAATCTTCTTTTCTAGGGGGTACATATTGTTCATCAGTAGCTAATACATTTATTATAGATGGTACTGTAGCTAACGCAGAAATCTCTCCAGATACTTTAGATGTACCTAACAACCAATCTCCAAATGCAGTTCCTTTTTCTAATACTTTTCCTGCTTTATCTTTAATAGTAGTTGCTAATCCAAATTTATTAATTATAGGCCCAGCTACTTTACCTGCAACTATACCACCTACTGCTACACCAGCACCTAAAGCAAAATCTTTACCATAAACTTTAGCTGTTGTTTCACTTAAAACTATATCCCAAAATCCTTCAAAAGTTTCTGCTTCACTTTGCATATATGTTTCTATTAATGCGTGTCTTAAAGCACCATGTAATGCAAATGCACTACCTGTTATAATTAGAGGACTTACAGGTAAAGTAGCACCACCAGTTACAGTTGCTAATACTGCTGCTTTTGCTATACCAACACCTGCACCTACAGCAAAAAAACCTAAATCTTGTCCTATTGATCTAATACCTGCTAATCCTCTTTTATCCCATCTTTGTCCATCTGACATAAATTCTTCTACAAGTTTTACTACATCTAATTTTTTACCAGTTTTTTTTTGTTCTTCTAAATCTGAATACAATCTGTAAGACATTTCTAATACTGATTGCATACCACCTCTTTCCCAAGAATCTTTTCTTCCTTCACCCATAAGATTATCACCAGCCATAGATATAAAATCTGGCATTGCTTTTCCAAATGCAGGTAATTGCATAGATGTTTGTTTAACTTCTTCTCCACTAAACACAGAAGCATGATCTAAATTTTTAACAAGTCTATTCTTAATCATTTCTAATTCTTCTGGTTTTATTCCTTTAGGTATTAAATAGTTATCTATTAATAAATTAGCTGTAGCTGCTGTGTTATTTTCATCCATGCTAATTAAACTTTTAAAACTACTTGCAAAACCTTCTTGCTTGTTTAAATATGCTAAAAATAATGCAGTTTGTGCATCTGGTGTTAGTCCACTTATATCCTTGTCATCTTTTAATTCTGCAATCCAATAAGGAAATTCTGGAGAATGAATACCATTTTTAGTTAAGATATCTATATAAGCATTTAAACCAGTTTGGACTTGTTCTTCTGACATTCTAAACATACCAGATTCTCCATTACCCCATGAGTAACTTCTTGATCCCCATGCCTCATTACCAGTTAATGCTTTAGCAAAATGTTTTAAACTACTATTTAACATAAAACTTGCAGCTTTATAACTTTTCTTTTGAACACCTAATTCATCATACATATGCTGTAATGTATTTATAGTATGTCCAGCATATGAATTTATTAAATCTTCATTTAATGTAAAATCGCTGTAATATTCTTCACTAACAGGAACTCCTCTATTATCATAAATTTTTTTATTAACATCTAAATTAATGGCATTTCTATTTGCAAATGCTTCTTTATCTAATTGGTCAAAATTATAAGGTACATTATCATTAGATTGTAAATTAGCATTTATATTGTTGTTTAATAATTCTTCATATTGAATAATTTTATTATCTCTTTTTTCTTTAGTATTATTATCAACATTTAATGTTGTTTCATGTTCTTTTTCTTGTAATTGAGTAGAGTTTAAATTTGCATCTAAAGGACTAACTATATCTTGTGTATTTGTATTACCTATTAAACTATTTAATGTTTTTGATTTAGATTTAAAAGGAATACCAAAATGATTACTTTGTTCTACTTGGTTATAACCAGCATTAGTTAAAGTTTCTCTTTCCGTATTTAACCAAGAAGCAATTTCTTCTTCCGAATAACCTGCTTTTCTTAATTCCAATACTGTAGCCATATTAATTTTTTATTTTAGTTGTTGGCATATCTGTAACTCCAAAATACTTATTAAGCATAGGTATTTTATCGCTATTAAAGTCACCTTCATAAACCCATTTTCTATAATCTTTTTGATATTTTTTATATGCAGGACTTGTTGCATATTCATCTATAGATTCTTTTTGTCCTGTTTTATCTTTTATTTGCATTTTAGGTGGTTGAGGCTTATCTAATAATCTTTTTGTAAATCTAGCATATTTTTCATCTACTATTTTTGTTCCTCTTTTAGTTACTTTTCCTTCTGTATCTATTTCTGGTGCTGTTTCTATAAATGCTAATTGATTACCTTCTAATTCTGGATCAGCATCAAAAAATGTTTTATATATTTTATCTCTTTTTGTACCAAAATAATCTTTAGCAGTAACTTCTCCTTGCATTACTTTTCCAAAATCTCCTTGTTTTATATTTTCTAATAAAGATTTTTGATAAACTTCTATAAATTTCCATCCAATATAATTTTCACTTGTACTATCACCTAGCATAGAATAATAACTAATACCTGCTTTTTCTCCTTCTGCTAAAACTACATTTAATTCATTATAAATTTGAGGTTTTGCAGCTCTTAAATAAGAAAGAATTTCTGCTGGATAACCAGTATCTGTAGTAGAAAATTGAGCCATAAAATTTGAAACTAATTCATCTTTAAATTCAGTTCTGTTTTCATTATAATCTTTAGCCCATCCAATAAGCATTTCTTTTCCTTTAGCAGTTAATCTATCGTCTTGATTAATTCTTTGTATAAATACATTATCAGTTGAATTACCCATTATTATTTGGTCAAAATGTTCATTTAAAGCAATAGGATCACCATGCGTTGGATTACTTGAAGTTCCTTTTCCAGAATTTTTATCAGCAATAATTTGTTTTAATTCTGCAAAATGAGAATCTTTTGTTTTATCTGTTAATTTACTATCATTTATTAAATTTTTTAAATATTCTTCTGCACTTGCACCTTCTGGTATTTTTAATTTATCTACTCTTAAATTGCCTAACATAGTATTTATATCAACACTATTTTCATTATCAATACGAGCATCATTATTAGTCTTCATTGTTTTTTGTTCTGTTGCTCTAGTTTTTGCCCAAGCTAATAATTCTTCTTTTTTATCACTAGGTAAAGATTTTCCAAAATATTTATTTGTAGATGATGAATTTAATTCATTATAAATTGCTTGATAATCAACTTCTGGTTTTTGTGTCATATCATCTATATAATTTTTATTAGCTGATACTACTTTTTTCCAGACTTTATCTTCTATTTCTTTTTGATGTTTAGGAAAATCTACTGTAATTCCTAATAAAGCAGCTTTTGTAAATCTATCTTTTTCTTCTTTAATTAATAAATCTGTTGACATCCAAATATTAGGAGTAACAGATTGATTTTCTAAATTTTCTGTAAATGTAGTAGTACCAGATTGAAAATTAATTTGTGCTTCTGCTAATACCTTTTTTCTTCTAGTAGTTCGCATATTTTCTGCACCACCATTAAAAATTGTGTACATTTGAGATTGCCATATAGCAAAAGCATCATCATCATTTTTGTAAATTTTTTTATATTTGTCTTCTAATTTTTTAACAGAAGATTCATAAAATCCATTATAACTTTCTATTGTTCCATCTGTAGAAAGTTTTTGATTATCATTAATATTTGATAGTAATGAATTTATATCACCTTGTAATAATGCTTTATTAAGTGTATTTTTATTATCTACTCTTTGAGCTTCAATTTTATTACTATGTGCGGCAATTTTTTGACCAATAAAGTCTAATGTATTAGTTACTTTATCATAATCAATTTTATTACTTTGAACAGCACTCAACATACTGCTACCTCTATCTCCAACAGAAGGTGCTGCTATTTCACCTCTAGGTATTTTTATTGCCATTTACTTCCTCGTAAGTTATTCTATATTGTGCTGGACTAAATTCTTTTTGTTCTGTTGAATTTCCATTTTTAGTTAAAGTCCATGCTTTAAATTCTTCATCTGTTTTTGGTACTTTTTTACTATATCCTTCAAATATCATTGTATCATTATCCCATACTTTTATTTTAAACATACTTATACTGTAGTTTTACTTGTTGAATAAGCATTGGTCATTCCACTTAATAAACTAGTTTTTCTATCCCATGATTCTTTTGCTAATGCACCTGCAAGTCTTACATCCATAGTTCTTAAATCCATTTCTACACCTTTATCTATCCAAAATAAAGTATCTTCTAAATTTTCTATAACACTTTCTTGTTCCATTAAACTTGAACCTGAAAATTGTATTCCTCTTGCACCAATAGTAGCTCTTTTTTCACTTAATAATTTTGCAGCTTGTTTATTAGCCATAATAGTATCTTGTGTTTTTTTAATGTTTAAATGGTATTGATCCCATGCCGCAGCTGCTTTTATTTGTTTAGACTGTTGAAGGCTTCCCATGTAAGACATTCCTGTACTTAAAGCCATCATTCCTGCAACTATGTACATTGGATTAAAAGAAGGTATTCCTGTTTCTTTAACTCTTTCTCCAGAACCACCTAAATTTTTTAATATTTGTTCTTCATCTTTATTAATGTATGCAAGAAACTCACCTTTAGGTGCATATTGTTCTAATAATTTTTTAGCTTCTATTATTTTATTATTCATATTAATCACTTGTTACTAATGTTCCTGTTATACCTAAAACTGTCATAGGTAGTGGTTGTGTTTGTTCAATTTCTATTTGACCATCTCTATTCCATCCTAGATTACTTACTCTTTTATCTCCAGTAAATTCTGCTATGTCTTGCCCCATTGGTGTAGAAGATGATCTAAAAGGTATTTGATCTCCATTAACAGTTAAACCTACACTTTTATATAATCTTACCACAACTTCATTATATCTTTTTTTCCTTGCTTGTGCAGTACCTGCTTGTGATCCTGATTCAATTCTCATAGTTTTAATTTTAGATGTATAACCAAGGCCAATTTCAATACTTTTAAAACTTGCTGATGTAGGTAGTGTAACACTAATACTACCCCCTGTAACTGTTTGATTTGGAAATACTGCATCTCCTACTAATACTTGTACGGATTCCCCTTCAAGATGGTTTAATCCTGTTACTACTGTTAGTCCATCATTTACTAATGCAGATAATGTACAATCCATATTTAATGTTGGGTCTAGATATTCTATGTATTGTCTTTTAGTATCATTAATTCTTCTTTCGCATATTATCCAAACTTGGTTTTCAAGTGTTTCATTTATTGAAGTTATACTTTTTATTTTAGCTTTTGTTGATAAAGAGTGACTTGCACCAATACCATCTGATATTCTTTTAATTGTTCTATCTACTGCTTGTGCATAAGTATCTGCTAGTTCTAATGTATTAGCATCTCTAGCAAAAACATAATATGTTCCACCTTCTGTTAATTCTGGTATTTTAGTTCCACCACCAGCACTATAAGTTACTTCATCTCCTGTAGATAATCCATGTGCTGTTATAGTAATGTATCCATTAAAATTAGCATCATTAAGATAATCAAGAACTCCAGTTGCACCATTAAATATAAATTTATTAGAACCACCAAAAATATGTCTATGCCATGCAACAACATCTTCTTCTCTATGGTATGTCATTCCTAATAATGTTCCATCAGTTCTTGCAGCCCAATAAATAGAATCTGGCTCTTGTGCGTAATCAACATCAACAATTCCTGTATCTGTTATATGTTCAGCAAGTAATGTCATATCTGGTGCTTGATATGCATCATCTTCAAAACGATATGCAAATGATCTAACTTTTCTTTGTTGTCTTTGTACAAATAAAACTTCACTACCTATTTGAATTGGTTGTGTTGTATATCCGCCATATGTAGTTTGTTGTGCAATATTAACATTGTCGGGCTTTAGAGGCTCACCAGCAGGTCTTCCAACTTTAAATTCACCACCAACAGTACCTACAATTAAATCTCTAGAAGGTGCTAACCATCTAATAACATTTACTTTGTTGGCTGCTATTGTATAAATAAATGCATCTGCTGCACTTCCATCTCCTACATCAAATTCTTCATATAAACCAGATTCACTTGCCCATATAGTTTGAGGATAACTTGATGACCCCCCAAATACTAATCTTTGTTCAAAAAATGATACTGTTCTAGGATAACCTGTTGTTGCAGACCATGCTCCTAATGACCAAACCGCAGCCCCTGATCCTGTTGCAGCTACAGTAATAGTCCATGTTACAACAGTTGTGCTAGTTCTCGCTGTAATTTCTCCCCATCCATCTCCTAATTTTACCAATCTACCTACATCAGTAGTTTGAAAACCAGTTCCACTATTAATTCCCGTTATAGCAGATGCTGTTAAAGTTCTTCCCGTTCCTACTGTTGTTGCACTTGTTGTTAGTGTTGTTGCTGTTGTATTTGTATCAAGAAAAGGGCCAACTTGAAAATCAACATCATCTAAAGTCCATGTTGTATGAGCTGTTCTTGATAATTTTGCAGGGGGATGATTTGGATGTACAATATACATAACATCTGCTGATTGTGTAAATTGTAATTCACTTAATTCTGCTGATGTATATGTTGTTGCTATTTCATATGTTTTAGATGCAGTTCCACCAGAACTATAAGCATCATAACTTGTGCTATCTTCACCAGTTAATTCAAATGTATTAGTTGTAGAACTTGCAACTGTAAATCTTCTTCCATTAAGTCTAGTCATTCCTACTACACCTGCAATCCAGACATCATTTCCATTTGAAAAACCATGACTAGTAGATGTAACTACAGCAGGATTAGCTGCTGTAATAGCTGTTATAGTTTTTGCAGCTTCTGTTATTTGACCATTATCTTTTAAAAATCTTATATAATTGTTTCCAAACTCTAAAACATATGCTTGTGTAATATTAAACTCAAAAGAAATTAATCTAGTAATTGCAGTTGAATCTTTTACTTCACAAACAAATCTACTTCCATTTCTTCTTGACACTCCACCTTGTGGAAATACTGTCATGTTTTCAAGTGTTTCTACACCATTGCTATATTTTTTAAAATCAACTTGACCAGCAAGTTTAGGTGTTAATTCTCCAGCAGTAAAGTTGGTTTGGAAAGGATGTACTCTAGCCATTAAGCCTTCCTAAAGTCAGTAAAAGTATCAGAAACAAGGTCATCAATAAAGCCTTCTTGTCCATCTATACTTCTTGCATCAGAAAGTTTTAGTTGGTAAAGTTTTTGCATTTTATCTTGTAAAGATACACTATTAGTTATTGGATAACATAAGTCTAATGCTAATTTTGCAGTTAGTACATCAACAAATAATGCATCAAATTGTGTTGTATCTGTAATTTTTGCTACATATAAAATCTTTGCAGAACTTTGATCTGTTAATAATACTCTACCTTGTGTAGAATAATTTTCTACTTTAAAAATATAGTCTTCATATTCCATTGCTAAAACTCTTAAACAATAAGGGCTAGTTGGTAATGAATATTGATATGCAAAACCATATGATGGTGTATCTGATAGTTGTGCTAATGATGTTCTTGTGATTGCAAAATTCCAAGGATGTAATCTTAATACTGCATCTCTTGCATCTGCGTAAAATGAATTACAAAGTCTTGCTCTTTCAGTATCGTCTGTCAAAGATGTAATAGGATTATCACCTAATCTTCTTAATGCATTTGAGCAAATTGATACTTCTGTAGCCATAATTTTTTAAGTTTATAAAAGGGGCAGTATTATCCGCCCCTAATAATTGTTGTTATTAATCTACTATGTAAGTGATTACACCAGCTAGATCATCATCATCTGCTAAAGCCCCAATTGACTTTGCAGTAATGACAACTCCTTCTTTACTAGAGAAAGTAGCATTACCACCAAGCAATTTAGTTGCAGCAGTATTGCCTTCCATTGTAAAGTAACCAGCAGTATCAATGTCCAAGTTATCAACCATACCATCAACATCAACAGCAACCGCTGCTCCGTCTGCATCAGTATATGCTTCCCATCCAATATCCATTGTATTTGAACCAGCAGTCCAGTTACAATAAAATCTAGATAAACCGCCTATGATTTTAACTTTTCCTGCTGGAAGTTTTCCCAGCACGACAATTGATCCTGCATCACCAACACCGTCTTGATTGTGAGTAAAAGTTAAAGTTCTTAACTTACCCTTATCATTAACAGCATCAGCAGTTACAAGAGGAGTAGCTATTCTATTAGTGTACTCGGCACTATTTTGTGTTGTTACAGCCATATCTATATACTCCTATTACTCTGTACAAGCAATTTCAACCATTTTCTCGTCTTCTACTCTTGTAGCTCCGATAGTCATGGATAAAAATACTTGTGTTGCATAGTTCTTATCTGCTCTTTCAGATATCTTTGTAGATATATCTGATCCAACAGCAAGACCTAATGCTGATTGATTAAATGCTAATACTTGTCTATTGCCATTTGCATCTGTTCCAAGTCTTTCTGTTCTGATAAACTTGAAGCCCATGAATGAATCAATTTGACCTTGTACTAGTGCTTTTACTGAATTAAAATCAGAAGAAGTAATACTTGTTATTGCTAACAAATCAGAAATCTGACTTGCTGAACATACAAGATATTTAGCTTCGTCTGGGTTTGTTTCAGCGGCATCTAAAATTTCTTTAGCAGAAATTAATTTTGCTACTGATAATCCAGCTGAACCATGAACAACTTTTTGAGCTGGTGGTAAAGCAATTGAACTTCCACCTGCAACTCCGCCAAGTGCATTGCCAGTAGCTGCCGCAATAATTGCGTCATCCATAGCTCTACCCATTGCGTATGCTCCAGCTTGTGCATATTCAGATTGTGGAGATATAAGCATTCTTACTTTATCTTCATTATCAATTAAATCTGCCCAGTCGTAGTCGTTCATTGTCACTTTTCTTCTACTATGCGGAGTATCTACTCTTGGAGTATCAGAATGTCGTGATGTTCTTAATTGTGCCGCAGTTGACCCAATTCTTTCAAAAAAGTGTGCTTTCCCTGTAACCGTTTCAGTTTTAACCGCACCTCTTAATCTAGAACCTTTTTGTTGAGCCAAATGAAACACATTACTTTTGTATTGTTCTACAAAAGCCGTTGTTATTTGTGTTGACATTTTTTGTCCTTTTTTTAAAAGTTAAGAATAGGGGGAATAATATATATACTAATCCATATTCCATATTATCGGTCTTTGTCCTTGCGGGAAACCTTATCGTAAACGATACGATCAGATCGGAAGTTTAAAGCCAATCACGGCTACTTCTCCGTTCTCCTAAAATAGGGCGAATTAGATTTTATAATTATAGCAAATTTTTAACTATTTGCCAAACCTTTTTTCATGTAATTGACGCATATACTCAACTCTATTCATATGATCTTTATGCATATTATCATGGTAGGGATCGGTAGCATTACTAAAGATATTATCTATTTCAGATTGTGCATCTAATGGTGAAGTAGCTAGACTATTATTTTGTGTATTTTTAGCCATGTCTTCTGTTACTTCTGAACCTAATCTAGCAAACAATTTAATGACTGCTGGTATATTACCTGCTTCTCCATTCATTAATTCATTTAGTTCTTCATTACCATAAACTTGTAATGCTCTTTGTGCATTCCTAACTTGTTTATCATAATCATATCCCCATTCTTTTTTTAACGTATCTTCTGTAGTTTGTTTTGTTGCAGATAAATTAATTGATTGTCTTTGTAATTCATGGTCAACAGATTTAACTTGAAAGTCTATTAATGCTTTTGTTTGTTCATTATTTAATCCTATTTGATGTGCAACATTTCTAAACTCTTTAACTTGATCTTCATTAAAATGACTTTTATGAGTATCTGGAATAGTAAAATCATATGCTTCTCCAGATTCTGGTCTTCCTAATTTAGTATAAAGTTCTGATCTTTCTTCATCAGTTTTAGGTATAGGTATTCTACTACCTAATACTTTTTGTTGATGTACTACTGTTTTAGCAAGACTTTCTACATCTTTAAAGTTTTGCAAAGTTGCATCATTTTTAAGTTCATCTGGTAATGATGATCTCCAATCTCCTTGATTATCACTTCCCGATCCCAAAATTGTATTTTCTACTGGATTGTCGTTAGTGGTCGTTTGTTCATCAGCCATTTTTATTTTCCTTCATTAGATTGATTATTCTTATTATTACCGATCTTTGTCCTTCTCGGTATGAAGTTTCATAAGAATCATTTTTTGTATATGATCCTCTATGATAATAAGCAGATGTTATATCTGCTAATACTCTTTCACCTTCTTTAGATGAAAATGTAATTTGATAATCTTGTTTTAATTGTTTTAAATCTTCGTCACTATCAGCCATTAAATTAGACCTTCTTCTTGTGCTGCCTGTTCAGCTTGTGCCATACCTTCTTGTGCTTCTGGTGTACCTAATTCTGACATAGCTTGACCTTGTGTTAAAGCAGCTTGTGCGGCTTGTTGTTGTTGTTCAGCTTGTTGTTGTGCCATTTGTGCTTGTTGTCTTTGTTCTCTTAATTCTTCAACTTCATCTCTTGCTCTTAAAATAATTTTTGGAACACCTAATAAATCACCTCTTAATCTTATTGCTTCATCATGGTTTATGTTATCCATAATTGAAGGATCAATTTGTACTACATTCATTGCTAATTCATATAATCTATCAATAGCAACTGATTCTTCCATTCTTTGTGAACGAGCAAGTGGCCCAACATATTCTATATCTATTTTTTGTCCTTTAATAACGTCTGGCTCTGGTAATAATCCACCTGCTCTTAACATAATACCAAATGTTCTTTCTATTAATGGATTTAAAAATTCTGTTTGAAATCTTCCTAAAGTTGGCCCAAGTAATCTTTGCATTAATTCATATCTAACTTGCACTTCTGTAGCTGTCATTTGTGGGCCATCTTGTAATTGTAATTGATCTGAATAATATGCTTGTCTAATAGATGTTCTTAATTGATTTTCTTTCAAATCAGTTATTTGCCAATTAGAACCTATTTGTAATGGTTTAATAGCACCATCATGTCTAACTACTGTAACACCGCCAGGTGTCATTCTTACTCTACCAATTACACCATCATCTTGAACAAGTAATGGTGGATCAATAGCTTTTGCCCATGCTTTTAATCCTATTTCAACTGCTTTGTTTAAAGTTTTAATATCTGGTAATGCATTGTAACTTGGTGATCTTCCAAAAATTTCACCTGTTGCTTTAGACCATCTTGGAACTAAATATGGAAATTCGTTATAACCACCAGTACGAACAACCATTTTATCTTCTGTGCAAACATGACAACTATGTACTGGTAATTTTGTAGATGATTTACCTACTGCTCTTTCATAATCTTCTGTTGGTTCAACTGCGTGTATAAAATTAAATTCTTTGTCTGGTTTTTCTTTTACAGATTCTAATATTTTTTCACCAACATTTTCTTCGCCAAATTCTTGTATTGCTTGTCTAGCTGTTAATTTATATTTTCTATAAAGTGTATCTACTTTACCATTAATATTTTCTTGAATAAAATATTCTGCTATATGTAAACAATTAAAATGTATTCCTTCTTTATCAAAACCTTTACTTCCTTCTTCTACAAATATTGCACCTGTACCTATTGATACTAAATCTAAATATAATTCATGCACTTCTGTATTAAAATTAGATTCATTAAAAATTTCATACATTCTTTTAGCAGAATCTTCTAACCACAATTGAACATCTCTATTTTGATTTGTTTCTGTATCTCTTAATTTTAAATGAAACCAAGGTAATGATGCTGACGTAAGTGTACCTTGTAAACTTGCTGCTAATAAATTGTTTGCAGTTATTGCTGTACTATCATATAATACTTCGGTTCTTTTTTCACCTTTAGAACGAACAAAGGTAACATCTGCTTTTCTTGGCATTACATAATCTAATATTTCTTGCCAATGATCTTCCCAAGTTGATCTAATAGATTCTAAATTAGCACATCTTTTTTTTATATACTCAAATGTTGCCATAAATTATTTAATATTTTTTTCCACCTAAAAGTGATCCAGATGTATCTGCTTCTTCTGTTACACCTTTTCCTGATGTAAGAATAGTTCCGTATTGGCCTTTTCTTTTTACACCCATAGCTTTTGATGTTTCACTTGCTAATTTAGCTTCTGATGCATCTAACTTATCTTGAACTGATGTATCTACTGCTGGTGGCATTTGTGGTTGTGGTTTTCCGCCCATAATTATTCCTTTATTTTTATATCCATTTACATTCTTCTTTTAACATACCAAATACAGCTGCATCAACAAATTCATTATCAATTTTCATAACTTGTCTTATAACACCTTCTTTAGTCCATCCAGTTCCAGACAAAATTCTTTCATTGCGTTTAAAGCCATTTTTACAAACAGCTGTCATTCTTCCACAATTAATTTGTCTAAAACCATAATCAAAAACATATCTTATATGCTTTCTAGTAAATAATCTAGGACTTTCTAAAGCTAAATGGACATAAATATTATGACCATCAAAATCTGTAAAAAGAAAACCACCTAATATTTTATTATTTTCTATAAATCCAATATATGAAAATTGATCTCCTATATCAGCAGATATATGACATTTTTTTTTAAGATACTCTCCAATTGGTTTCCGCCAACTGTCGTCAGTAACTGTTTCAATCACTTAAATTTTTTTTCTTTTTTGAACAGTTCCACCAAGAACAGTTTTAGAAACATTAGCTTCTTCCTCTATACCTTGTGAACTTGTCATAATACTAGAACTACCATAACTTTTACCTGCTAAAGTTTGTTTAGATTTATCTTTTTCTCCTGCTACTGGTGCTTCTGGTGCTTGTACAGGTGTTTGTACAGGTGCTCTTTGTATTGGTGAGTTAGGTTTTGATATTACTGCTCTAATAAAACTTCTAAAAAATCCGCCCATATATCCTTTTTAGTTAAAAACATTAAATTCAGAATCAGTATGTAATTGCATAGGTTGATAGTTTTTAATTCTTGCTTTTCTTAATGACATAACACAATATCTCATTGCAGATATTACATCATCATGTGCAGGAACTATTTTACCATCTTTTCTATGATACATCCTTAATTCTTCTAACAGTT